TCACTCGTAATGAATAGGTCGGGGGTTCGATTCCCCCAGGCGGCTCGAACCGCCACCGTCTGGATCGTCATCAGCGGTGGCGAAGAACTTTGCGATCGGAACGGAAAGCACACGCGCGATCCGGCCGAGCTCGTCTACGTCGAAGGCGTCGCGCTCCTCCTTTGGAGTGAGCTTGCGATAAAACGTCGACCTCGCCATTCCTGCGGCTTTCGCCACAGCCACCTGGCTGACACCTGCGCGTGCAATCTCGGCCCGCACCTCGGCGGACACGCGCGCCCGAACCGATGACCTGTCGCGCAACGCAATCACTTCGCCCATGGCCGCAAGGATAGCCCGATTCCGGGCGGTTGCAAGCGATCTTGGGACGCCATCCCACCGCCGCGAGGACACTGTGCGCTCAGTCAAGCACATGTACTCAAATATGGGAGCGTGTCGCCTTGTTATGAGTCCCAAATATGAGTAGACATGCCCGTTATGGGCAAAGAGTTGTCATCGGCTGGAGTGGCGGAAGAGGTTCGGGTCCGTATGGCCCGACGAAAGCTCTCCCAGACGGCGGTTGCCGGGCGCGCCGGCATGTCGAGCTCGACACTGTCTCGCCGTCTCCTGGGGGAATCGGACTTCACCGTCGGCGAGCTGTACCGCATCGCTGACGTGCTGGAGACGAACGTCCACGAGCTATTGCCTGTCGCGCCGTTGAAAGCCAGCGCATGACCGCACCTGACGCTCTCGTCATCGCGGTCTTCGTCCTGATGCTGGCCGGCGCGATCGGCCTGGCTATCACTCGACCAGGGCCGGCTCAGCCGAGGGCGCGGTCATCCGATGACGACGGCGACCTTGATGCGCATTTCAGCGGGCTGTGGTGGATGTGACCGACCAGCTGATCGCGGCACTGGCCGTCGCGCTCGCCGCCTTGGTCGCGGTCACGTGCCTGCTCTGCAAGGTGCCGCAGTGGCCCAGTTCATCCGCCCACGGTGAGGCGGATGACGGCGGGGAGGCGGTGAGCGCGCCGCGCCATCGCCAGGCGGCGAGAGCTTCGGGCTCTGAGCTGTCGGCGCCTGTTGCTGCGCCCGCCTCCCCGCACCCGCTCGACGATGACACCGAGCTGAACGGCTTCCCGTTCAGCCTCGGTGCATTTGTGGACCCAGATGGCATGTGCGCGTGGTGTTTCCAACCGCGCAGCGAGTGCCGTCATCAACCGCGCGAGTTTTTCATTTCCACCTGAAAAAGCTGGAGGGTCGCCATGCCCGGCGACCCTCCGTGACGACACCGGAATCAAGTTGAAAGGAAACCCCCGATGTCACATCCCACGGTAACCGAGCAGCCCTTCGATATTCGTGAAGGACTCACCGGCGTGCCCGGCAGTAGCGATCGCCGGCGAGTGATCGATGCGGTCATGCACGGCCAGGTCATTGTCACCGCCTACGAGTCCATCGCGCACCTGAGCGCGGCGGGCGCAGCACAGTGGCGGCTGACCACCTACCCCGACGTCGCGTACTTCGCCGGCGTTCCCGCTCCCGCATCGCTTCTCTGTGAAGCAGACGACACGGTTGTGCGCCAGTGGGTTTCGTTCACAGCGGGGATGTACGCCAAGGCCTTCGAGGCCGCTGCGGAGCAATCCGAATCAACCAACACCAACGGAGGTTTGGCATGACGACGACCGGTTTCACTGTGCAGTACGCGATCCGACTGCCGGACGGCAAGCTCGCCGGCAACCCGCTGACGGGCAAACCATTCATCACCGACGACCTCCCGCAGGCCGAACAGGTCCTCAAGGGATTACGGGAGAACGCCGAGGCGATCGGCATCCCGGGGTGGTCCGGTGCGGTTGAGCGCCGCTACTGCACGCCGTTCGTGCCGATCACCGACGCGGCCGACCAGATGATCGGCGAACTCGACAGCTGGCTCAAACAGCAGACAGGAGAACAAAAGTGAGCGACCAACCCGTTTCGTCCGACGGCTACCTGGGCGATAACCCACCACGACTGTCGGACCTACGGCCGGCGGGTGAACACCCGCCCAGGGTCTACATCGTCCTGGTCAAGTCCCGGCTGCCCCGCAAACAGCGCTGGCGGTGGGTCGCTGTGCGGGCCGGCAATAGCCGCAAGCTCGCCACCTCCGGCGAGTGGTACACCAACCGCGCGGACGCCCTGGAAGCCATTCAGATCCTGTTCGGCTACGGGACCGACGTCTACATGCACCCGAGCGTGTCGTTCCCTGACGTGTTGATCCGGGGTGCGCGATGACCTGGCCCCAAGCGGCGGTAAAGATCGTCTTGATCGTCGTCGTCGCAGCGTGCTTTCTTGCCGCGTGCGTCCCGGGGTCCATCCCATGGTGAGCACCGCGGCCGAGCATGACGTGTACGTGTCCGCGATCGGGGTCGGCGAGATCTTCGCCGACCCCACCTACCAACGGATCCTCGACGTCGTCCGCGCCCGCAAGATGACCGCAGAATGGGACCGCCGGCTGGCCGGCATCCTGGAAGTCTCCGACCGCGGCGAGGGCACCAGCCCCCGCTACGCCGTACTCGATGGCCAACACCGTTGGGCCGCAGCACGATTCCTCAATAATCCGCCAGCGCTGGTCGCCAACGTGCACACCGGCCTCACGCTCGACGAGGAAGCGGCGCTGTTCGACAAGCTCAACCGCCAGCGCAAGCAGATCACCACATGGGACCACTGGCGCGCCCGCCGCGCAGCCAACGACGAGACCGTCATGGCAATCGAGAACACCGTCGCCGCGGCGGGCCTGCGCGTCACCGACCAGTCGAACGCGCAGGACTCGGTGTGGTGCATCGGCACCCTGGAAAAGATCGCGGCGTCGGCCGGCGGCGTCGAGCTGCTGTCCGCCTCGCTGGCCATCCTCACCGCGGCCTGGGGCCACCAGCGCGCCGCATACGAGGCCCCGGTGGTTCACGGCGTGGCCATGGTCCTCGACGCCTTCAAAGACCGGATTGACACCAATCGCCTGATCGAGGCATTGGGTGAGATACCACCCAAGCGGATCCGCGTCGGAGCGTCGACGCTGCGCGATGCCGGCACCCCCGGATCCCTCGCCAAACTCTCCGCACTGGCGATGCTCAACCAGTACAACCAGAAACCCGGGAAACGCCTCGCCTGGCCGGCTTGGTGGAAAGGCGTCCTGGCCAAACCCAGACGGGATGGCAGCACCGCTGCTGCACGCCCGGCCACCCACGCCCACACCGGGGGGCTGAGCCTCTGCCCGCTACGGCGATCGCACATTCCGAGCCGCAGCCCCCCCGCACGGTCCCCGCCGCACTCCCACGCGAGTACGGCTACACCGACGCCCACGCCGAAGCCGTCGAACAAATGGACGGCCAACCCATCGCAGTAATCGCCGACCAGCTCGGCCTCACCGAGCGCACCGTGCGCCGAATCCGCACCGACCTCGGACTCGACAGATGACCGGCTATTCGAGCTCGATCCCCAAGCCAGCCACCACCTCGGCCGGCACGTGGCCCCCGCTGCCATCGATGCCCAAGAGCACCGCCTACCGGCGCGGCCTGTGCGTCGACTGCCAGCAGGTCGCCCCCGCCGCCGGCATGACCCGCTGCTACCTCTGCCACAGCATCTCCACCGGCACGCCCCTGCCGCGCGCACTTCGCCGCGAAGCCCTCATCCGCAGCATGGCCGGCACTTGCCCCGGCCCACTGCTACGCCTCATCGCCACGATCATCGCCGACCGGCTCCTGGAGCACGCCCCCCAGGGGCAGACGTGACCAGCCTGGTGGCGCTCGACGCCTGCCACTACTACACGACCAAGACAGCCGACGGCCGATTCGTCGGCCGGGTCCGCGAGTTCCCCGAGCTCCGCTCCGCGCCGCAGAAATCAGCCCTGGACGCCCGGGCCGTGATCGTCACTGCCACCGGCAAGAAACTCGCCGAGCTCGCCGCCGCAATCGACCCCCACGCCAACCGCCTCCAGCCCCGAACAGGAGACGCAACATGAACCAGAGCGGCCAACAGCCAGGCGCCCTCACGAGCCCCGCCGACCCCGCCGCCGCGCCCATCCCTCAGGCGAGCGCCGACCCGCAATCTGGCGTCAAGGGCACCTTGACACCAAAAGGCGCAGGTCGGGTGGTCGAGACACCTGAGTTCGCCGCCTTCGCCCGCCGGATCATGCGGGCCTACGGCCGGCGGATCGCCGCCGGCGACGTCGACGCCCTACCAGACCTGATCGCCTTGGCCGGCGAGGTCGACGCGGTGATCACTCAAGCCGTCGCCGCTCTGCGCGCCGAGGGCTACTCGTGGTCCGAGATCGGCGCACGACTCGGCACCACCCGCCAGGCCGCACAACAACGGTTCGGCCGGGGGGTCGCGTGACCCGCCTGGCCGGGGCGATCGCTGCCGAGCCCGGCCGGTGACCGCCGTGACCGTCGAAGCCCGCCTCTACTACCGCGCCAAGTGCGATAGCTGCGGCTTCGACTACGAGGACCCGACCGGCTGGGGCGTCGTCGCCTTCGAATTCCCCAGCGACGCCGTCGCCGCCGCCACCGACACCGGATGGCGCTACGACGTCGACGCCGCGAAGCCACTCACGTGCCCGAGCTGCCTGCGTTGCGACGAGTGCGGTGACCATCCCGCCTGGGTCGGCGGACCCGAACTCGACGCCCACGCCCGCGTGCTCTGCGCCGAGTGCGACCCGGCAACCCCCTCAACCCCGGCACCACCACCCGGACGCAAACCGCCTGGCATCGCCCTGGTGCTCATCAACGGCGGCGGTGGCCGATGAACATTGACGGCCTCCTGCTACCGCCGCCTGACCCCATCGTGCCGTGCTGCGATCAGTCAGCGTTCACCGACGGCGCCTCCTGTACGTGCTGGAAACCCGCCCTCGATCCTGTCCCCACGCGCGAGGTTCAAGAGGGTCCGATGTGCGCTCGACGCCGACGCTGCGGTGACTGCGCCTATCGACCGGACTCTCCGGAACGTCAAGCCGCGGGGGTGACCCGATGCCCTACAGCCCGGCGAACATTTTCCTGTGCCACGACGGTATGCCCCGGGCGGTGAGCTACCAACATCCCTGCGGCGCTGAGCAATCCGCTGAGGCTGGTGACTACCAGCCGGTGATACGCGGGGATCGAGCCTGGCAGGCCGACGGTCGCCCAGCGGTGGTGTGTGCGGGCTGGGCAGCAGACAACCGTGCCTACTTCAACTTCATCCGAGAGGCATCGCAATGACCGACCATCTTGGACGCCATGCAGTCGGCCCCAAACCCGGCGCTGCTTTGCGATCGCACGATTCTGATGACCGGATCCCACCTACACGCCCGGCGGTGTGGACCAGGAGGCGCTCGTCGAGCCGTTTCATCTCCGAGTGGGCAGACCTCGCCCAGGGCTGGCGGTAACGCCCCCGTGACCGTCTACGTCGACGACATGCGGATGCGTGCAACCGTCGGACGCATCACCGCCAACTGGTCACACCTGATGGCAGACAGCGACGACGAGCTGCACACCTTCGCGCGAAAGCTGGGACTGCGACGCTCGTGGGCGCAGCACCCGGGCAAATGGGACTCGCATTACGACGTGACAGATTCGATCCGAGACAAGGCAATTCAACTAGGCGCGGTGCCGATCGGTTACATGAGCCAAGAGTCAATGGACCTCGTTCACCGAAATTTCCTCGAGTGCAACGCAGCCAAGAGCCAGCAGAGCGAGCAGGGGGCATTGTTCGATGGCACCTAACGCGCCGGCATCGGTCGTGCGCCATCTGTTCGCGCTGTTCCGAGATGGGGGCCTCGGCCGCAAAGAGGACCGCCCGGGCCGGCTCGCCGTGTGCTCGTTCCTCACCTGGCGCACGGTCACCACGACCGACGAACTGACCGAGCGTGACATCCGCGCCATCGGCGCAACGCTGGAGTACTGGAAGGCCTGCGGCGAAATCGAATACAGATGCCGCCGCATCGCAGAGAAGTTGCAGGGGGTGGCCGCGCCATGAGCCTCGACACCGAGATCCGCATCAACGGCGAGATGATCGCCGCCGTCCACATCGTCCGCGTTGAGGGCAGCACCAACACGGATCCAGACAGCGTCAACGACTACCAGTGGTCGTACAGTCCGGATGCGCAAGAGGGCAATTGGACGATTTCGGCGGTCATTCAGCACCGATACGGCGACGGCGCGATCGCGCTGGTGCACAAAGTGATCGGTGAAGTACTTCACCGGATCCAGATGGCCAACGCCGCCGCCACCATCCACTGCCACCGGGGAGGTGCCTGATGCCCCAGCGTGTACAGCGCCGGCGAATGGCCGGCAAGCCGGGTATGCCGCCGGGCGCTGTCTACGTCGGGCGCCCGTCACGTTGGGGAAACCCATGGACTGCCCGGCCCGGAAACAAAAACTCCGCGGCGGTTGCCGCAGCCTTCTTCTCGGCCTGGCTGAACTTTGATCCCACGCCTGCGCTGGGCGATCGCGCGTCCGGAGACATGGTCATGCGGCGCGCTCGAATCCTCAACGACCTCTGGGAGCTTCGCGGACGGGATCTCGCCTGCTGGTGCCCCCTCGATCAACCGTGCCACGCCGACGTGCTCCTGGAGCTCGCCAACGCCGAAGGGGCTCAACGATGAATCCCGAACAACGCCGCCACTGGATGAGAGTCGTGCTGAGCCACCCACAGCTCACAGCGGCTCAAAAGACCGTCCTGATCGCTCTGGAGACCTACGCCGACTACCGCGACGGTACCGACGCCTACCCCGGTGAAGAGAACCTCGCACGACTGTGCGGCATCACACCACGCGCGGTCAGGCTGGCCCTCGCCCGCGGCCGCGAGCTCGGCCTGATCGAACGGACCTTGGAAGCGAATCACCGGGCGGGCCGAGCCGACGTCTACCGGCTCCTACCGACCACCGCGATCGTGGGCCTCAGCGCGCCGGCCGCCGAGGACGTCATTACCGGCACGGCTGTTCCGGTAGACGAGCCCATTACCGGCATGAGGGTTCCGGTGAAATCGGTTATCACCGGAACCGCTGTGCACGATCACCGGAACGGTGACGACACTTTCACCGGAACAGCCGTTCCGCCCACCCTCCCTGCACCCTCCAATCACCAACCCCCCGGTGTGTTACGTCAGTCGGGTACGTCACCAGCGCTCGCGGTCGCCGCCGCACACACACCGATCGCCTCGCGCTTCTGCGACAAGCACCCTCACGGCTACCGGGGCAAGTGCGGCGATTGCGCAAACGCACGAACGGCTTTCAACGCGGCCCAGGCCGCAGCAGCCGAGCAGGACGTCGCCCTGGAACTCGCCAACGAATTCGAACGCCGCCGACGCAAGCAGCTGATCGAGAACTGCCCACGCCGCTGCGACCAGTACGGCCGGATCGAAGTCATCGACGATGACGGCACCGAACGCCTCGCCCCCTGTGATCACCAGCTGCGGATGGTGGCCGATGGCTAAGCGGCAGATCATCGACGACATCGACGACGGTCCCGAGCTCGACGAGATGGTGTGCGCTACCGGTCCCGGCCGGCGCAAGCGCACCACCGGTGCCCTGCCCGAGCTCTACGCCGACGACAACAAGATTCACCGCCATTGCAACGGGTGCGGTGCTGAGCCGCTCCAGTTCTGCCACTGGCCCAACGGAACCGAACGACGAGCACCTTGCGGGGGACGATGACCATCACGCCAAGCCTTGCCCTTGCCCAGCACCAGTTCGCGATCGCGGCGACCACCTGGAGCGTGGCCAGCCTCAGTCGCATGTTGCTGCTCGGTGGCGACGACAGCGAGCACATCGACGAGAGCTACATCGAAATGCGCTGCGCAGCAGCCGTCCTCGAATGGGAGCTACTACACCACGCCAGCGCGGCCGAGCAGCTCGACGCTGACTACGACGACGACACGATCGACGAACTACTCCGAGGAGTCCAAGGGTGACCCAGCCGCTCGCCAAACCCGCCCGCAAGCCCAACCTGCCCGCCGCCCTCTACCGACTCCGAACCGCGATCGACCGCCTCGTCAAGCCAACCATGGCCTACGAGAACAACACCTACATCGAAGCTCCCGGGCTGTACGTTCAGCTCAAGACCGCGGTTGTGTTCGGCCAGCAGAGCAACGCCGGCGGCGGCGGTGGCTCGAAGTCACGGCCTCCGTTCTGGGTCGACGCCGCCGAGCAGCTCAACAACATCGACCTCATGGTCAACGTATGGCCGACGGGATCCGCCGGCAGCACCGTCCAGCAGCTTCGCGCCCTGGCCGCCAAAACCTGGACCGTCGAGGACACCGACAAAGTCCGCAAGCTCGCCGGCATCATCAACGCCTGGGCCGACGACATCAACACCCTGCTTAACCACGACCACATCAAACACATCACCGCACCCTGCCCCGCCTGCGGTGCCGAGACGGTCCAAAAGCGCGACAGCGCAGGCGAACTCATCCGATCACCAGCACTCCAGGTCATCACCGAACAGGGCTGCACCTGCCAACAGTGCGGATACTACTGGGCACCCGACAAGTACATCGAGCTCGCCAAAGAACTCGGCATCGGTCTACCCGAGGGGGTCCTTGAATGATGAGCGGATTTGGAGCGACTCAGGGCGTCGTCTCATAGCGCTCGGAGTCGCGTATCCGGAGGCAGGAACACTGATTCATTCGAGGCCCCACGGCGACCCGTCAGCCTTGCCACCTCGTCGCGGCTTAGGCCCCCGTTCGTCATCAGCGTCTGTCCGATCGCCTTTGCCAATTCCGGCGTCTCGTCGACAAGCTCGTCGGATCCGGGCTCGACGCGCCGCCATCCTCGCGAATTCAGCATCCGGTAGAACTTCGCACGGTCCGCGGGCGTGACCTTGCCGATGCGATGGGCGTGCTCGAAAATTGCGGCCATAGAAACCCCCCACACTTTCTTCAAGGCCAAAAGCCTTGCCGGGGCGAGGTTTCGGAGATCTGACTCAATGACGTGACGGGGCATCAGAAACTCCGCCGCAAATTCGTTGGCCTGATCCTCGACATCGGAATCCATGTAGTTGGAGTGCAGCACCAGATGCCCAAGCTCGTGAGCCAGTGTCCACCGCTTCCGGTCAGTCGGTAGATCCGCGTTCACCATCAAGACCGGATAGTCGCTGGCCCATTGGGAGAGCCCGTCAATACGGCGAGTGCCCAGGTGCTCCTCGATGACGATCACGCCGGCAGACTCGATCCACCGGGTGAGGTTTCGGACAGGCCCGATCGGCATCCGCCACTGCGCCCGGACGAACCGTGCAGCGTCCGCGGGGCTGGTGTCGTCAGGATCGAAGGTCGGGATGTGGTTGGTCGGATTCATGGGTACTCGGCGAAGCAAGAATGCTGACCTCATTCGGTAGAGGTTGAGCTTAGATTCTGCTGCCTTCCAGTCGGTGACCTTCGTCGTCTTCTGCCGACGCATGTGTGCGTCGGCCGCGATGGCTCCCGTTAATTGGAATGGGTGCGTGATGAACTCGGGTGAAACGTCGAGGACTTGACTGAGCCGCTCAACGATCTCTTCGTCAGGCTCCCGAAGGTCGTTCTCGTAACGAGACAGCGCAGCTTGGGTGATCCCAAGCCGCTCTGCAAGCTCTTCCTGCGTAAGTCCAGCGGCGCGTCGGGCGGTGAGAATGACGTCGCCGATCGGAGTCATGATTCGTCCGTTGTGCCTTCGTCGCGCTCATCCTCAACCACATCGCTGAGGTCGAGCTGCGGCAGGTCCGGATCCATTGGCTTCCAAGTGATCGAGGTCGTTGCGGCAGCGTCGGCGTCAGCCTCGGCGTCGAGGGTCACCGACCAGAGCGGTTTGTCCTTGCCGACGCGGAACGACAGAATCGTGTCCCCGATCTCGCCCAGCTCAGGGTCCCAGATGTACCCCAGCGCCAGCGAGCACAATTCGAGGCCGGGCAGTGTCGCCTGATTGGTCCAGAACGCCATCGCACCGGCCGTAGGGAAACTCTGGATCTTGAGCTTGCTGGAGTGGCGCTTGAACCGCAGCACGTAGTTAGTTCCGAAGTGAATTTGCCGAACCGGTTCCTCGTCGACGATCGTCACTTCTTCATAGTTGGTGACCTGCGAGACCATGCTGGCCCACATGCGCTCATGAATGAAGTTCGCGACGAACCGCTTGGAAAAGTCAACGAACCACTGAGCCCGAAAATCCTGGAAGTCACTGAGGTCCGTCCGCGCGGACTTGATGGCCTTGACGAAGGCCGACAAGAACTTGTCACCGAGGTCGTCGATGACTTGCTGCGGATCACGGTATGGGGACATACCAGAAAATATACCGGCTCCGTCCGACAAGGATGTGTTTTTCGAGCTCATTGCCCGCGTTGTGTCGAGACTGGCCGCCGGAGTTGTTCGATCTCTCGCTGGCCGCAGTGAACACGCCCGGGCCATCCCGGTTGTTGTGAAGTCCTTCGCTTTCGTGCATAGTTCACCTCGCGCGCTACACGTGTGCCTACAGCCAGGTAGACGCGAATCACCCAAATTTCCCCCGATGACGGAGCACCCATGTGACCTGGGGTCAGGGTTCGAATATCCCGAAGTCGGTCAAAGACACCGTCCGCCGCCGCGATGGCGCAAAAGGCGGTTGCCAGCTGCAATACCCAGGGATTTGCACCGGACGCATCGACGAGTTCGACCACATCGACGGCCTGGCTGATCAGGGCCGGCAGCGTAACGACAAGCGCGTCACCGCCGCCGAGCTCCAGGGCGTGTGCGAGCCGTGCCACGAGCGCAAAACCGAACAGCAACGATTGGCTGGCATCGCGCGGGCGGTCGAGATGAGGGCTCGCTGTCCAAGCGGTACCGCGATCGAGAACCACACCCAGGAGCGCTCTATTGAGTGCAGATCAGCGAAGTTGAATTAACATCCTGCTGTCCGCCTGCGCCAAGGGAGTCCATGTCATATGCCTGATGCTGGGTCCAGCGGAGTCGTTGGCTTAGCTGTTGGTTTGACTGCGGCGGCCGCGACGGTGGTGGTCGCGCTGATCAATGGTCGACTGCAACGTCGCGATATCCGGGACAACCTCAAACGCGACATTGAGCTTGCGAAACAGCTCGAAGCGGGCTCTACGTCGAAGATCATCCTCGAAGACCACATCGCCTTCACCATCGACGACATGGTGCGAGGTGAACGCACTCGTGGCGACCGAGTCCCCGTTTACATACTCCTGCTGGCTTCGCTGGCGTTATGGGTCAACGCGTCGGTCAAGAAGGCTTTGGACACCCATCGCCCCTTCTGGGACATTTCTGAGGCGATGACGTGGTGGTCTCTTTGCATCATTGTCCCCGTGTTCCTCGTGTCTCTGGGGATGTATTCTCGGGCGGTATCGAGGCACAACAAGAGACAGACTGAGCTCCTCGTTCGCAAACAGGCTCCGGTTTCGGAGCCCCCGCCCCGGGGGCGGGGGTAACCCCCGGCGACCCCCCGAAGCCCGATAAGCCTTAGCACCCGTGCGGCAGCGACCGCCGTTCGGCTGATTTTTAGTCAGGCACGACAGCAATCCAGCGAAGGTCCGACCGGCGGGTAGCGGAAAAGCGCCCCGCACAGACGCTCTCAGCCTCGGCAAGACGGCCCCTGATGAGCGCGGATAGCTGATTTTCACCCGGCGAGGTGCCGGGAAACTGATGGTTCCCAGGAGGGCCACGACCATGTCAGACACCGAAACACCCCAGAAGGGACCCCAGCCACCGGCCGGCCTGGCCAAGGATGGCCGCAAGGATGGACCCGGCCGGGCTCTCTGGAAGCAGATCGTCACCTCGGGCAAGTACGTGCTGCGCCCCGACGAGCTGCGCATCCTCGAAGACGCCTGCCGGATGTACGACCGCGCCGACGATCTGGAGAAGCAAGCCCGTGACCGCCCCTCGACCGTGCGCGGATCCACCGGCCAGCCGGTTATCAACCCGCTGCTGGCCGAGGAACGCCAGTGCCGGATCGCCGCGGCCCAGCTGCTCAAGCAGTTGAAGCTCCCTGACGACGCCGTCGGCGGCCCGGAGGTCAACCAGCAGCGCGAGGCCGGCAAGGCCCGCTGGGATCAGCGCGCCGGCTGAGCAGCTGACCGATGGCTGTCGTTGCGAAGTCGGTCTCGCTGGTCAAGAAGCACGACTACTCGCACATCATCCGGTGGTACCGCGAGACGTTGCCGAATGTCGCGCCGCCGCGGTCGTTTCGGTGGGAGCCGGTCCGCATCGGCCCGACCTGGGACTGGAATGCCAAGCGCGGCTGGTTGTTGCCCGAGCACTCGATGGGCTGGGAGCTGCTGGGGTGGTGCGGCTACTGGCTGCGCGACAACCAGGGCCAAGAGTGGCAGTTCACTCCGGAGCAGGCCCGGTTCCTGTTGCACTACGACAGCATCGACGACAAGGGTGTGCTGTTTTGGCGCACCGCAGTCCTACAGAGGTTGAAGGGTTGGGGTAAGGACCCGTTGGCGTGCGCGCTGTCATGCGCGAAGGCATTCGCCCCGACCACATTCGACCACTGGGGCGCCGACGGTCAGCCGGTTGGCCGCGAGGAACACGCGGCCTGGGTGCAGATCACCGCGGTGTCCAAGGAACAGACCCAGAACACCCTGAAGCTGTTCCCGCAGATGATCAGCCGCGAGATGAAGTCGCACTACGGGGTGCAGATCGGCCGCACGAACATCTGGGGCCTGGGCGACACTCGCCAGATTCAGGCGACGAGCTCGAACTGGCATGCGCTGGAAGGCAACCGGGTCACCCAAGCCATCCGCAACGAGCCACAGAACTGGGACGACTCCAACCAGGGCCACGATCTGGCCGGCGTCATCGACGGCAACGTGACAAAGATGCCCGGCGGCCTGGGCCGGCTGCTCGACATCGAGAATGCGTTCCGGCCTGACTCGGACTCAGTGGCCCAACGGGTCCGCGACGCATGGGAAGCCACCCAAGCGACCAAGCATCGCAAGGCCAAGATGCGCTCGGTGCGCAAGCTGTACGACTCCCTGGAAGCCCACGACAAGGCTCCGCTGACCGTCGAGGCCGCACCCGAGGTCCTCGAATCGGTGCGCGGCGATGCAGACTGGCTTGACATCGACTCGATGACGGACTCGATCGCCAGCGGCAGCAACACCGCCAGCGAGTCACGGCGAAAGTGGTACAACCAGATCCTCACCGCCGCTGACGGGTGGGTGTCTCCGCAGGAGTTCGACCCGAATTACCGCAACCTGCAACCCAAGCGCGGCGACGCCATCGTCATCTTCGGTGACGGATCCAAGGCCGACGACCACACCGCCGCGATCGGATGCCGGCTGGAGGACGGGCTGGTCTTCCCGATCGGGATCTGGGTGCCTGAGCAGGTCAAGATCGGCGACCGCCAGGTGAGTTTGCCGATCGACCGCTCGATCGTCGACCGCGACATCCGCGACGCCCTGGACACCTACGACGTGTGGGGCCTGTGGTGGGATCCCTCCGACGCCCGCGACGACGACACTGGCGAACGGTACTGGGAACCGTACTGCGACGGTTGGGCACAGGATCCGAAGTACAAGCGCAAGCTGCGCCGGTTACCGGCGGTCAAGACCGGTCGTGACCAGCACGCGGTGATCTGGGACATGCGAAACCCGTTGCTACTCAAGGCGTTCACCGAATCGTGCGGACGCACCCGCACCGACCTCGTCGATCAGCGGATGTTTCACAACTTCCCGAAGCCGAACAAGGGCGGCGTCGGGGTGCTGGCCCGCCAGCATGTGCTCAACGCCCGTCGCCGGCCGAACAAGTTCGGGGTCAGCATCGGCAAAGAGCACCGGGAGTCGCGCAAGAAGATCGACGCCGCCGTCTGCATGGTCGGCGCCCGGCTGATGTGGCATCAGCTCAATGGACAGGACACCAAAGGTCGCCAACCCGGCGACGGATCGGTGGTAACGCTCGGATGGTGAAGGGAGCCCGCGTGTGACGGCAATGATGACCCCCGCGACGACCCCCTTGCTCAACGGTGTGCGCACGATGTTGTTCGCGCCGACCATCACCGACGCTGAGCTGACCGACGCGGAGAAAGCCGTGATGTGGAAGCTCTCGGCGCAGCTGCTTGATCCGATGTACCAGGCCGAGATGGCGCTGTCCGAGCTCTACTACTTGGGCCTGAACGTCGTTAACTCGCTGGGGATCTCGATCCCTCCGGAGCTGGAGCCGCTCAAAGCAGTGCTGGGTTGGTGCGAGGCCGGCATCGACGCACGCACCGAGCGGCTCAATGTCGCCGGCTTCCGGCTGCCTGGTCAGACCGAGGTCGACTCCAGCCTCCAAGAGTTCTGGCAGACCAACAACCTCGACGCCGAGTCGCATCTGGCGCACGAGGCCGCGCTGATCGTTGGCCGCTCGTATGCGGTCGTCGGGCCACGCGAGGGTGGCGGGGTGCCGCTGATCACGATCGAATCTGCGCGCAACATGATCGGATCCTGGGATCCGCGCACCCGAGCCCTGTCGGCGGCCTATCAGACCTACCGCGATGCCGACCCGGCCTCGGAGACGTTCAATCAGCAGCTCGCGACGCTCTACACCCGCCAGGCGATCGTGCAGCTGCGCCAGGACCCGAAGCTGGGTTGGCTGGTCCAGGACCGCAACGACCATCAGCAGGGGATCGTCCCGGCGGTGCAGTACGCGCCGAGGGCCACGCTGTCGAACCGGCTGGGTCGTTCGGCGATCACCAACGCCTGGCGCAACACCCAAGATCGCGCGTGCCGAGCGTTGCAGCGCATGGAAGTCAGTGGCGAGTTCTACGCCACCATGAAGACGTTCCTGCTGGGCGTGACCGAGGAACAGTTCAAGAAGGCCGACGGCAGCAAGGCCACCGCCTGGGAGACATTTATCGGCCGGATCTCGGCGCTCAAAGCTGATGAGTTCGGCAACCTGCCGCAGGTCGAAACGGTGCCAGGCCAGTCCCCGGACGGGTTCGTGACATCGCTGGATCTGGAGACCCGCATCATGTCGGGCCACACAGGACTGGCACCGCACTACCTCGGCATCTTCTCCGACGGCAACCCGGCCAGCGCTGACGCGATCCGCATGTCCGACTTCCGGCTCAAGAAGGTCTCCGACCGGCTGTCGGTGTCGTTCGGTGACGGGCACGAATCGCTGATGCGGATCGCGCTCAAGGTGGCCGGCGAAAGCCGTGAGGGCATCGAACAACTCGAAACCGATTGGGACTACACGGGAATCCCCACCCCGTACGCCGACACCGAGTCGATGGCGCGACAGGTCGAAGTTGGCATGGTTCCCCCGGACGCCGACGACGTTCTCGCGTACACCGGCTGGACGACGGTGCAGCGTCAGAGATTGGCGATTCAGCGCAAGAAGACCCACGGGCTGGCCAAGCTCGACAATGCCCTCGACGGGCTCAACCAGCCGGGCGGCGGCGGTCAGCCGGCCGACGGCCAGCAGCCCCAGGCCCTAGCCGCGCTCGAGGCGCGGCGCGCCACCGATGGCGCCATCACCGGTTAACCAGCAACGGGCGCGCAACGCCGGCATCGTCACGCTGGCCGCGCGCGACCTCGCCAAGTTGTGGCCCCGGGTCGACTGGAGCTCGCCGAAAGCGCCGGCTGCGGTCACCACCATCTACCGGGCCATCACGACCCGCTACGGCCAGGCCGCGGCCGCGGTCGCCGCCGAGTTCTACGACGACGTCCGCGCCGACCAACGACGACTGACGAGCAGATTCCGCGCGACCCCAGCGGATCCGGTTCCTGACGAACAAATCAGTGACATCGTCGACTCCGCGTTCAAGGGCAAGGTTACCGTCGAGGTCCTGCCCGCCGAGGACCTCCCGGCTGATGCGACGACCAGCGACCTCCCGGTCGAGCAGCGCGTGCAACAGCGGCTCGAAAACTCGCTGCAACGCCTCGTGCTCCAGCCGGCCCGCGACACCATCGCGCTCAACGCTGGGAAGGATCCGGCCCAGCCGCGATGGATCCGCGTGCCGACCGGCAAGAAGACATGCGCGTTCTGCATGATGGTCGCCTCACGCGAGCTGTTGCCCAGTGGCCGAGCCAAGTTCAGCGGCTACAAGTCGGCACTCGTGCGGATCGATGACGAGACCGGCCGGCTGCACGTCTTCGCCGAGAACGGCGAGAAGTTCCACAAGAAGTGCGACTGCGAAGCCGTCCAGGTCTACGACGGGGTCGACTTGCGCGAGCTCAGCCCGCACATCGACCACTACCAGGACATCTACAACAAGGCGACCGCCGCGGCCGGCACGCACCGCGATACCAAGAAGATCCTGCGCGAAATGCGCCGGCTGCTGAACACCCAGCCCGAGGAACCGAAAACACCAGCGCCGGAACCGAAGCGGGACGATCGAGTCAACCTCGATACCCCGAAGGTCGCTGACAAGACCCCGCGGCCTGCCGACGACCCGCTGCCTGACGTCCGCGTGAAGGCCGACCTGACCCCGGATCCGGTCGGCGACCTCGCCGCCACCAACCCGCGCTTCCTAGAGGGCCGCGAGTGGCAGATCAACTGCACACGGTGTGTCACCGCCGTCGAGCTGCGCGCCCGCGGCTACGAGGTCACCGCCGAGCCCCGCCAGCCGGACAACCTCGACGCCACCCACGACAGCATTCTCAGCCGCTGGCTGGGTCCAGACGGCAAGCAAGCCGGTTCGGCCTGGCACGACCCCGGCGGCAGGAGACCGGGCCCGCAGGATCAGCTCGGCGCCGGCGACTCGCGGAACTGGCACGTCCTGCCTCCCGGGAAAAAAGCGGCCAGGACGATGGCCGACGCTGCGGTCAAGGAATGGGGCGACGGAGCCCGGGGCTACGTCACCGTCACCTGGGCACGCAACCAGGGAGCGCACATTTTCAACGTCGAGAACCGCGGCGGCACAGTCGTCTACACCGACGGCCAGTCCAACCTCGTCGACGCCAGCGGCCACTTCGACCGGATCACGACCAAGCCCAACTCGTGCTTCATCGTTCGCACTGACGACCTGACACCCACCGAGCGGGTCATGGAGTGGGTCCGCGAGCGAACCGATGCCGAGATCGGCGCAGCTACCGAGCCGAAATCGCTAGAAGATGCCCTGGCGCTCAGCGAGGAACTGTTACGCCGATGGAACAACGCACTCTCGCCTGAGGGCCGCGCGTTCGAGGCCGGCGCCCAGGCCATCCTCGACGGCCGCCAGCCGGGCGAGAAGTACTCGACAATCGCAAACCTCCAAAACGCTACAATCAGGGCGTCAGCTGGGCGAGGAGCCGAAGATGAGTGGATGCGAGCACCCGGAAGGTGACCGCCGAACTGTCTCCGACGTCGTGATATACGTCGGTATCCGGAACGATGCCGACGGCGCCCATGAGTACGAGGTGGCGCGGCAAATCCTGGCCTGCGGCCGCTGCAGCAGCGTGGTCGACGTGCCTGAAGTCGAACGGTCGCGGTCCTGATGCCCGGAATAACCTTCGAGGCCGCACGCGACATCGTCGCGAGCTCGGCCGGCGTGCGCGCGATGTATCCCCGCGACGACTTCGAGGTCGCTGACTACGGCTGGGAGAACGCCGAGGTCTATGTGATCGTCGCCGGTACCCACGTCGATGTCCACGGCATCGACGACCCCGCCACCGACTTCGAACGCCTGACGTTCGATGCGCCGGCTCGTCTGGTCGACAAGACGACCGGCGAGCTGCGCGAAATTTTCGGCCTGCTTGGACGCGACCCCGCGCCCGATCTGGTGCCGATCGGCGACGTTCCCGACTAACCCAGTCACGCGCCGCCAAGCTGTTCCGCCTGAGCCGTCCCGAGTGGGGCGGCTTTTTTGATGCCCAGGAGGCAACCGACCATGACCACCCCCGCCGGCCCGACCCCTGCCACCCCGCCGACACCGAACATGATGCCCGGCGCTCAGCCGAACACGCCCGTGTTCCAGGAACCGACCCCGCCGCCGGCCCCGGCCGCACCGCCGGCCCCCGCTCCCGCTCCCGCCCCGCCTGCGCCGCCGGCAGCCGGTGCCCCCAGCGCTCCGCCGGCGGCTGCGCCCGGCACAGTCCCGCCCTGGGAGGCCAGCGGTGAACCGTTTGACCCCGAGCGGGCCTGGAATCTGATTCAGAACCTGCGGGGCGACACCACCCGGCTCCAGGGCCAGCTCACCGCCGCTCAGCCGATCCTCGACGAGCACGAACGCCAGCGCCGCGAATCCCAGGGCGAGCTCGATACCGCGCGCGAGGACCTCACCGCCGAGCGGCAGTCCAAGGAAAGCTGGCGCAGCTTCGCGGTCCGATCGAAGGCCGAGGCACTCGCGGCCACCGCCCGGTTCCGCGACGTGAGCGATGCGGTCACCATGCTCGGCGATCTGTCGGCCTTCGTCGACGCCGGCACCGACACCATCAACGAGGCCCAGCTCGCCGAGCGGATCACCCAGCTGGCCACCGAGAAGTCCTACCTGCTCGCAGCGGACACCCCACCGCCGCCGGCACCGACGTTCACCCCCAATCGTGGTCAGGGCCAGTCAGGCAACGCACCCTTGACCCCCTCACAAACCGCCGCACATGCCGAGTCCCAGCAGGACTGGAAGGCCCACGGCGCGGCGAACGCACAGCAACTCATCAACCTGACGCCGTCATAGGCAGCGTCGAAAAGCGAAGGGAGCCAACATGGCTACTGTTTCCGGGTTGGGCACCACCTACAACCTGCCCAACTACACCGGGCGTCTGTTCAGCGTCGCCCCGTCCGACACCCCGTTCCTGTCCGCCATCGGCGGCCTGGGCGCCGGCAAGCGCACCGACTCGGTGGAGTTCGAGTGGCAGACTGAGGACCTGGAGTCCACCAGCGCGAACAACTCCAAGACGGAGGGCGCGACCGCGCCCACCGCCAGCGAGGTCTCGCGCTCGAACGTCTCCAACGTCGTCGAGATCCACCAGGAGTCCGTCGAGGTGTCCTACACCAAGCAGGCCGCGACCGGTCTGCACGGCGGCATCAACAACGGCCTCGCCAACCCGATCGTCGACGAGCTGTCGCACCAGATCGATCTCAAGCTCAAGAAGATCGGCGTCGATCTGGAGAAGTCGTTCCTGTCGGGGACCTACCAGAAGCCGGCCAACAACAGCACCGCGCGGCAGACCCGCGGCGTGCTCTCGGCGATCTCGACCAACGTGTTCGCCAACGGCGGCACCCCCCGCGCGATCAGCAAGAGCATCCTCGACGCCGCTCTGACGGCGATGTTCAGCAACGGCGCGCCGCTGTCGCAGGACACCACGGTGCTGATGGTCGGAGCCGCCCAGAAGGTCGCGCTGTCGAACCTCTACGCGGCCGGCAGCCTCAACCAGCCGACGATGACCCGCAACGTCGGCGGCTTCAACCTGGACACCATCATCACCGACTTCGGCACCTTCGGGGTCATGCTCAACCGCTGGTTCCCCGCCGGCGGGATCGGCATCCTCGACCTGTCGGTGTGCGAACCGGTGTTCCTCGAAATCCCCGAAAAGGGAACGTTGTTCGCCGAGCCCCTCGCCAAGACCGGCTCGTCGACCAAGTACCAGCTGTACGGCGAGATCGGCCTGGAGTACGGCCCCGAGCAGTTCCACGGCTGGATCAAAGACCTCAGCTGACCTCTGGCTGACCCTCACCACCAACCCCAATCCATCTGACCAACAGGGAGATTCATCATGGCGAAGTTCCGCGCGTCCAAGGGGTATCACTTCTCCGAGGACGGAACCGAGGAAACCACGTGGGCGAAGTTCGACCACGTGCCCAAGTCGGATCCGGCGGTCTACGAGTTCGAGACCGACGAGAAGTCCGAGATCGCCTCGCTGCGCAAGCTGATCGAGGACGAGGTCCCGGGCTACACCGACATCGTCGAGGTCGCCGAGAAGCCGGCCAAGAAGGCGCCGGCCAAGAAGGCGCCGGCCAAGCGCGCCGGCAGCAAGGCTGCCGATAAGGCCGACGGCGACGACGAGGGCGGCGACGGCGACCCGGATGGCGGCGACGACAGCGGCGACGCTGACGGAGACGCCGGCGAGGGCCAGAACGGCTGATGTCCGAAGAGACACCTGAGCCGCCGGCGCCCTACGCGACGTGGCAACAGCTCCAGGTGTACTGGGGGCGGTCCCTCAGCACGGACGAGCAGGCCCGGGCAACCGACCTGCTCGTCCGTGCGGCCCGCCGCATCAACGAACTACCCGGCTCGGAGAGCTTCGATCCAGGTACCTGCGAGGACATCTCGCTGGACATGGTCAAGCGCGCCATGCTTTCCCGCGGTGACGGCGTCACGGAGGTCTCGGCGTCGATGGCGGACATGTCGGGAACGCAGCGGTTCATCAACCCCGCCGGCAACCTGTACATCACCAGCCAGGAACGGGCGCGACTGGCGGGCAATCCACCGGCAGCGTTCTCGCTGATGCCGACGTCGAATGCTCGGGTACCGATGAACCCCTGGACCTACCAGCAGTCCAGTCAGACCGAGGACTGAGGATCTTGGGCTTCATCGACCCGACGTTCGCCGGCGAAGTGCCCTTCGAGCGCCTCGTCGACGAGCCCAACAACGACTGGGCGGCGCTGACCTACCAGGCCCCCGGCGAGGACGAGCCCCGCGTCAACACCCCGGCGGTCGTGTCGCTGGGCAGGGCGGTCGCGTCGGGCGGCAATGGCCCTCGATACAGCCAGGGCGGAACAGTGTTCCTCCCACGCGGTATCGACCGCAAAAGCGGTGACAGGTTCACCTATAACGGGGCCAAGTACCGGCTGGTCGGCAGACCGGCCGGCGACCAGGATCATCCGGTCACCGGAGATGACTTCGGCTGGGTTACATGGAGTTTCGAAGGGAGCGGGTGATGGCCGACAACCTGACCGACGTCGACGTGCACCGCCTGGAGCCCAACTACCTGATGGGTCCGGACTGGCGGCGGATCCTGCAACGGGTGCTCAACCGTGTGCACACCGAGGTCGTGGCGAAGGTCGCCAAGGACAGCGGCGCTCTGGCCGCGGGCGGCGAGTCCTCGATCGAGGTCGGCGGTATCCGCCATGACCGGCTGATCGGCCGGTTCACCCTCTCTGCGCACAACCCCGAGGACGAGGGTTACGACTACGCCGCGGCTCACAACTTCGGTACTGAGCGCGTCGAGGGCAGCCGGCTCGATACTCAACGGCGTTGGGTGCATGGCGCCCAGGGCGCCGCGGCCGACCTCGAAGAGGTCCTCGCAGGACTGCACGCATGAGGCACCCCGAGTGGTATCCCAACTGGTATAAGGGCGGGTATCCGGATGTGGAAAAGATTCTGCGCGAGATGTTTTCGCGTCTGCTGACCGGCGTGACCGTGGTGGACTACCTCGAGTCCGACTTCGTCGAGCGGCTGCAAGACGGCGAATCGTTTCTGCGCATTGCCCGCACCTCGGGGCACATCAACGGCGACCAGTTGCGCGATCAGGCCCGTGTCCAGACGGCCGCGCTGACGCCCTCGCGTGACGACTCGTGGGAGTTGATCGAGTTCGTGCGGCAGACCTACGAGGCGGTCAACCACGGCGGCCTCTTTGTCGATGGAGTACTACTACGCGAGACCGGCGAAGTCGTTGGTCCCCAACTCATTCCGGAGCAGATACGGGAGTCCCGACTGGTGCCGGTCACGCACGACATCTGGGTTGGCCACCGCAACGGGGCCATCACCGATACCTACCCCCAGGCCTTGCAGTCGATGCTGCGGGCCTCCTAGAGAAGGGACCCCTCTCTCATGTCCGATGTCTTCAACGCCGCGCTCAACCGGCAGTCCAACCTCGAATTCGCCGCCCTTCAGTACCTGGTGGTGATCAAGCCGTACAACACCCCCGGTGGGGAAAGTTCGAAGATCCCGCCACCGGTGACATCCTGCCCGCCGCACTGGCTGGCACCATCTCGCTGGGCAACATGAGCAAGTCGCAGGGCTACGTCCTGGACAACGCCACCACCACAACCAAGGTCAAGACCCACGGCATGGCCAGCCCGTCGCGCATCATCCCGGGCGAGCGCACGCTGACCCTGTCGGTCGAGGCCCAGCAGCACATGAAGATCACGCAGGAGCTGTTCTTCGGTGTCGACCTGTCGGGGGTCGTTCCCACCGCCAAGGGCGGTGTCGCCTACGACATCCCGGATCTGCCGATCGGCAAGCCCTACAAGGTGGCGTGGATCTTGCGCGACACCTCGCCGGTTGACGGTCAGGACATCTTCAAGGTCTACAAGGGCAACAAGGTCTTCGTCGACAAGGTCAAGGCCATCAAGGGCCCTGACAGCGACATCGTCGCTTTCGGCTACGACCTCATCCCCACCACCGACGACGGTGCGACGTCGATACTGAGTGTCGAAGAGTTCGGGCTGGGTTGGAAGCCGCTGAACGCCGTCACCGACAGCGGATGGTTCCCGGTGAGCGCCTTGACGATCACCCCGAACACGGTGACCATCGCGGCCGGCGGCACCCAGCAGCTGACCGTCACCGACAACAACACCTTCGACGTGACCTCGCGGGCCGCCTATGCGACGTCGGACCCGACCAAGGCCACCGTCGACGCCGCCGGCATCGTCCACCACGTGGCGGCCGGCACCGCGACGATCACCGCCACCTACAAGGGCGTCTCGCAGACCAAGACCGTCACTCTCAGCTGACCCCCACCCCTTCCGAAAACCACTCGGTTCGCAGAGCCCTCGTCAGGTCACGGGGGCTCTGCGAAGCGACCCCCTCAATGCCATCAAGAAAGGGAGATCCTCGCATGGCGACCAAGTCCAAGACCACCATCACCAACGATGACGAGCCGGTCGGCCGCTGGGCTGAGATCCTGGCCGACGACGGCCTGATCCAGCCCTATCCGATCACCAAAAAGATCACCATCAGCGTGCCCGACGGCGCCCGCGCCCAGGAGATCCGCAACGCCGACATGGCGCTGAGTCTGCTGCGGCTCAAGCTGGCCGAGTTGCTCATCGACAAGGGCAACGAGACCGCCGAGGCGCAGGCTCTCGACGCGATCCGGGCCAAACTCGACGCCGAGCCCGGAGTGCTGACCTCTCACGAGCTGTCGCTGCTGACGGCGGCGATCATGACACGGCGCAGCGGTGTTCCCCAGGACCTTTTCCAGCAGGTCGCCGACCGCTCCGCCGAGGCCAACGAGAAGCTCGAACGCGCCTTGCTGGGCGATCAGTACGAGGCGGTCAACGCCATGCTGGCGGGCAAGAACTACGACCTCAAGGATCGGCTGCTGGCCGACATCAAAGCGCACCTGTTGCCGACCAAGCTGCTGCCCCAGAGCCCGGGAAAAGGCGAGACGTCCTCGACTACATCGAGCACCACTGGGACGACATCGACGGCGACTTCTTCGACCGAGGGCTAAACCCCCTCGACTACATCCGCGGCCAGCTGCCCTGGGGGCAATTCCTGGGACGCTGCCGCCACCTCGAAGAGACCCCGGGCAGCCGCCTCGCGGCAGCCAAGTCGTGCACCCCCGAGCTCGTCGAGCAGCTCGCCGAGCTCCCGATGAGCGAGCTGGAAAACCCCAAGACCGGCCCGGTCTCGGCGAGGGGCTACACCCCTCTGCACGACATGCTCGCCGCGCTGGTTGACCAGATGGCGGCGTTGCGGGTGCTGATGGAGTGCTACGTCAACACCCAGGTCGACATCGAGGGCGACATCCCGAAACGCTTTGTGCGTCGTCCAGATTCGGCGATCGAACTGGCAAAGGCGCTCAAGAACAGCCGCGAACGCGGCGGCATCAACACCTGGTACGAGCAACTGATGAAGGAGGCGGAACGTGGCTGATTACGATGGCGGTTCAGCATCAGTCCGCATCCGCCCCAACATGTCTCGGTTCACCACCGATCTGGAAGCCGAGCTCAAACGCGTACAGGCCACCGTCGAGGTCGCCGCCCGCATCGGCCACATCGACGACGCCGAGCTCGACGCCTGGCGCGCTCGTCAGGAAGCCGACGCGGTCACCGTCCGGGTCGAGACCGACACCTCGCAGATCGACCGCGCTGTTGCCGAGCTCAGCCGCAGTGTTGGCGGCGGCAGCACCGGCGGGATCGGGTCGTTTAGCCCGGGCGGCCTGCTGCTGGGCCTGTCGCCGGCGCTGATCGACCCGGTCATCGCCAGCGTGGGTGTGCTCTCGACGAGCATCGTGCAGCTCGCCGAAGCCGGACTGGTCCTGCCCGGCGCCATCGGCGGCGGCGTCGCGGCCCTGCTGACCGCCAAGGTCGGTGTCAACGGTCTCGAAGACGCCTACAAAGCGCTGGACAAAGCTCAGGACGGCACCGCGAAATCGGCCTACGAGGCAGAACAGGCGATGGGCAAACTCGCGCCGAGTGCCCGAGACTTCCTCAGCACATTCATGGACGTCAAGCGAGAATTCCTCGACGACAACGGGATTCAAGAGAACCTGTTCAGTCAAGTCGGTACTAGCCTGCGCGATGCTGCCGCCAAAGAGCTACCGATCCTCAAGACCGGCATGGAGTCGATCGCGTCGGGACTCAACAGCAACATCCGTGCGCTCCTGGACTCGGTGGGCTCCAGCCAGGGCCAAGGTCTGCTGCAGCGGATCCTGGGCAACACCAGCGAAGCGCAGGCCAGATTCTCGGCCGCCATCGACCCCATCGTCCGCGGTGTCGGGACCCTGGTGGCGGCCGGCTCGGATGAGTTGCCGCGTATCGCCGACGCGATCGCCGGCGTCACCGAGCGGATCGCCACGGCACTGGAAAAGGCTGACCAGGACGGATCGCTCAAGGCCGCGATGGACGAGGGAATCGAAGCCCTGGGCCACGCCTTCGACATCGCCAAGAACCTCGGCGACGCCTTCGTTTCGATCGCCCGTGCCGCCGGCGGCGAGGGGCTACTGGGCACCCTCGATCAACTCACCGGACGGTTCGCGGACTGGCTCAAGACAGCCGAAGGTCAGCGCGAAGTCCGGCGGTGGTTCGACGACGCCAAAGAGGCAGCCGGTAAATGGCTTCCGATCCTGGGCGATCTGCCGGGGCTGCTCCAGGGCATCATCGAGGGCGGCCGGTCAATCGGTGACGTCGTCGTCCCGGTCTTCAGCACGATCAGCGGGTTTCTCAGCGACTACCCGAACCTCACACGCGACGTCGTCGCCGCCTTCGCCCTCTGGCAGGGGATGGAGGGCGTTACGGCCCTGGTCGCCAGCCTGACGAAGGTCTCCACGATGCTCAGCGGCGAGCTGCCCGCCGCGGCACGAACGGGTGCGACGGGAGTCAGCACGGCGCTGGCTGGCATCACAGCCCCGGCCTGGCTGATCACCTTGCTCGCCGGCGGAAGCAAAGTCGCCTCCGACGCTTTCAACGAATGGTCGGACGCACACCCCGAGGTGCAGCGCCGTGATGACCAGGGGCGCATCATCCCCGGCCGAGAATCCCAAAACGGTGGCCGCGATCCGGGCCTCTACACCGGGCGAGCCTTCGGCGACCAAGGTCCCGGCGCCAACGCGCAGCGGGAACGCCGCGGCGCACCTCCGGTTGACCCGAACATGTGGGGCGGCGGCGGCGGATTCGCCACCGGTGGATACACGGATTGGCCCGCCTCCGAAGGTGTTCACGCTGTTTTGCATGGTAAGGAGTTTGTCCAGCAAGCCGACGCGGTCGCCAAGTACGGCGTCCCGTTCATGTCGGCCCTCAACGAAGGCCGCATCGACCCGCGATCGTTGCCGCACTACGACACCGGCGGCTACGTCGACCCCTACGGCAACCCCGTCGTCGCCGGGCCGGCGCCCGGGCCGCAGCAGGCATCCGGCGGGCTCATGTCGGCGTTCGGCTCGTTCCTGTCGGGTCTGCAAGGCCCGCTGAACCTCGGTGCCGGCCTCGGTTCGGGCCTGCTCAATCAGGTCCCCGGTGTGCCCAGCCTCGATGGCGCTGACAGCGCCGCCGGCCCATTCAACGGGTTCTCCAACCGGACCGCCTCCATCCCGGGCCTGATCGGTCTCTTCGGTGGCTTGGGCGGAGAAAACCCGGCCGGGGATCTGATGCGGTGGGGCGTCAACACCGGCCAGTGGCTGGGACAGTTCACCGCCAACACCGGCGCCGCCTTCGGCACCGCCCTGTGGCAGGGCCTTCTCGGCATGGTCGGGCTCGACAACAGCTTCCTGTCGCCGACCAACCCCTACAACCGCGATCTCATGCAGGGCCTGGGCTACTACGGCGATCTGTCGGGCGACACGCTTGGTAGGGGAAAGTCCGGCTCTGGCCGCCAGCAAGGCGCGACGGCCAAGCAGATCCGCGAAGCCATGGACCGCATCAGCGATCGCGACAGCCAAGTGGCGATCGCCGAAGCGCGACTGCGCGAGCTTCCGCCATATGCCTCGGAGTCTCAGCGTCTGTCGGCGCAATCCGCCGTCGACAAAGCGAACCGTGAGGCTGCCGAAGCGCGCCTGGATCTGGAGTCATTGCAACAGGGCGGAGGCACCGTCCTGTCCAGCAGCCGCAGCAGCCTGCACGGCGCTGTGTCGCCGGCCGGCGGCAGCGGTGCGGAGCGCTGGCGCCCGGTGGTCATGCAAGCCCTCAGCGAGCTCGGACCTGACCGGGGCATCACCAACTACCAGGGCTGGGCCGATGCCCTGCTCGGCCAGATCCGGTTCGAATCCAACGGCGACCCCAACGCGCTGAACCCGAACGACTCCGATGGCCTGCCGGCGATCGGTCTCTCACAGTTCAAGCAAGGAACATTCAACGCCCACAATGTACTTGGCGGAGACATACACGATCCGGTCGCATCGATCTACGCGATGATCGATTACGTCAACAGCCGCTACGGCCAGAACTCCGCCGGCGTCCCGAACTTCATCAACCAGGGCCACGGTTACGCCACCGGCGGCGCCCCGAAGGGCATCGGCGGCCCCACCAGCGACCTCATCCCAGCATGGCTGTCAGCCAACGAACACGTCTTCACCGCGTGGGAGGTGGACGCGATGGGCGGCCAGGACGCCGTGTACGCCTTCCGTGCGGGCCTGCACGCCAACGCGGTGAAGGGCTACGCCGACGCCGGCCAGGCCTACCTCACCCCCGCCCAGCAGCAGGCCTGGCAGAACGCCATGCAGAACGTCCCCACGCCGCCGACACCGCCGCGGCCGAACCTCGACCCCGGCCCGGGCGTACAGCAGAAGATCGTGCCGCCCCCGCCCCCGCCCTCGCCCCCGCCGCCGGGACCGCCGGCGGCGCCGGGCATGGGATCGGCCGCGATCGCGGCGGCGCCGACCACCACCGACGCCACCCCCGGCTACCGGCAGGGACCGACGACCGGCTTCCAGCTCAACGCGCCAGCACCGTCGTCCTACGACCACAACCTGCCGGCGATCAACACCGCCATCCAATCGACGGCCACCACCCTGGGCAACATCGCGGCCACGGCCGCCTCGATGGGCATGGGGGCCGCCGGTGCAGCCGGCGCACCGGGGGCCGGTGCCGCCTCCGGGCTGGTGTCCTCGGCGATCCAGGGTGGTGCCCAACAGGCGGGCAAGATCGCCAAGAACGTCGCAAACGTGTTCTCCAGCTTCGGCGTTGGCAACATCACCATGGGTGATCCGACCGCGCCGGTGTACGGGACACCGGCAATCAGTGCCCAACGGCAGCCCGACACCATGCCTAGCCGCTTCGGCGTCGACCGGCCGCTGTCGTTTTACGGAATGCAACCGCGCGACGTCATCAGGGAGATCCGAACCATGGACGCCGAAGACAGCCAGGGGAGCTTCGCCACGCTATGACCCGCCACGAGATCATCGACATGATCGGGGTCTCGGGGCGAGAGTGGCGGCTGTCCGGGGAGAGCGTCTCCCCGGTGATGATGGCACCGAACTCGACCGGCTTGTATGAGACTGCCGTAGAACCGATATACAGCGAGGACGTCGCCTACGGCGAACGATTCGAGGGCGTGCGCTACCCGTCGACGACGGTGGTGTGGACCGCCCAGATCGGCGCGGACCTGGGGCGAGATCCCGAGACGTGGCACTCGCTGTACTCCGACTTCCGTGCCGACCTCGACTATGAGGATCCGGTCACAATCCGATACACCTCCACTGACGGTGTCCGCACCCGCAAGCTTCGCCTGGAGAAAGAGCCGAAGCCGTTCTCGGTCTACAACTTCGAAGGGCGTGACCCGCACCTGTTCACGTTCGGGTCGATCGTGCTGACGATGAAGACCGAGCTGCCCTTCTATGTCGGGAAGACCTGGACCTGGGAGTGGAAAGACGAGAACCTCGCCGCCAACGGCGGCTCGACGTGGTTCCCGGTCAGCCTCAACAATCCCGCCTCGGTCGAAGCGTGGAAACGTTTCGTGGTCAGCGATCGCGCCGAGTGGGTGTTCCCGGATCCGTCGTTCGGATCCAAAGCCTACGGGCGGTCGGTGGCCGACCGTGGCCGCACCACCAAACCGCTGAAACTCGGCCCCGGTGAAGGGGCCAAACTCGACTCACACCCCGATGAACAGACCGTGATCGCCGAGAACGACGCCCTGGTGATCGCGCGCTGGGGTGACGACCTGCTCTACCCAATCCCGAAGGGCAAGAAACAAGACTTCATCGTGCGGGTCAACAACTGCACCAACCCCGACGGAGCACGCTTCCGCATCGAGATCCCACGCTGGTACCTCAACCCGTTCTCCCGGCCCCGGATCACCCTGTGAGCGCCGCGGTCCTCGATCCGATCGTCCTGGACCCCGTTCTCGACCGCATCTCTGACACCTGCGATCACCTGCGCGCGCGCAACGACGAATGGAACCGCGCCGAGCCCGAGATCTGGATGATGCGCGCCACCCCGGGCGAAGTCGGACTCAAGCCGATCGGCCGGCTGCCCTACCAGGTCGCCACGAAGGCCAAGCTGCCGCGCAAAGACAACGTCACCGCAACGGCCACAATGAACTGGCGGCTGGACCACTGGTTAGCCCGCGAGCTGATCAAGACACCCAACGACCCCGATGTCTGCAAGAACATCGTCTTGATCGTGCGCCGCGGTAACCGCCAATGGTCGGGCATACTGCACCACTGGGACGTCGAAACACGTAGGGGCGTGCACTATTTCACGACCACCTGGAACGACGATATGCAGTTCCTGCAGTTCATGCTGGGGCCGCCAAACCCGGCACTGCCGCTGCCGCTTTTCCAGGGGCCGCGCGTACTGCCCATCTTCTTTCCCGCGAAATATGCCATCTCCCTGCTGATCCTGATGAACCTCGTCCGGATCGAGGGCCACCCATGGACTTTGGCCGACGACCCGTTCGACCTCGCCTCCTACGACGACCTGTTCAACTGGTTCGACTGGCAGATCCGCATCAAATGCGCCGCACTCCCATTCGATGACTCATCGCTGTGGACACTGCTGGCCACCCGGATGAACACCATCGACTCCACCATCGCCGACGCACTCGACGACGGCCAGCTGTCCATCATCTACCGGCGGATCATGACCGACTGGGGTGACACCGTCGAGGGGCTCATCGGCGGCGACAACGTCGCTAACGGCACGCTCGTGTTCGAAGTGGTCGACCGATCCGGCTACTACAGCGACCAGGGAACCCTGCTCACGCAGAACATGTTCGCCGGTGCGGTCCGCTCGATCGTGGTCTACGCCGCCGGCACCATCGACGACACCGTCAGCATGTTCGCCGACGACGAATCGATCACCCCCGACGAGTACTGGCGCGAGGGCTTCTACGGCACCCTGGCGCCACGGCCATGGATCACCCTGCGCGATTCACCGTGGGCGCGCTTCGACGGCAAGGTCAGCTGGTCGCCGGCCACCGCCGTGTCGGCCGTTGTCGGCGGTGACAACCCCACCGCGGACGCGATCGCCAAACTGGTCATCGAGACCTCCGGCAACCTGCTCGGCTACTTCCTGCTCGGCGGATTCGACTCGCTGGGAGACATCGCCGCCGACGTCATCATGCCGTTCATCGTCGGCACGATCGCGGCCTGGGACGAATGGAAGAACCTCGGCCGAGCCCGCGAGCTCGGCTGGGTACACCTGCCCGAGATCTACCAACGCGGCGCCGAAGCCAACAGCATGTCACTGCTCGCCGGGGTGGTGATGCGGGGCGCATTCAACGCCACCAAGTCTGAGACCTCCCACCAGATCTCGCTGCGCAATGGCCACTGGGCACTGATGTACGCCGACATCGGCGATCGCGTCTGCTCCACGCAGTACGGCATCACCCGATCCGGTATCGACATCGTCTTCATCAACCAGCTCAAAGAGATGACCGACTCCTGGGACCATCTCCAGCGCCAACCCTTCACCACTGAGTGGAAGATCGGCCAGAACAAGGCCGCCATGAGCACCGGTGAGCGTTCAGCCCGACTGCTGAAAAAGGCACTGCAAACCATGAATGAAATTGGCTGGCACCTGATCTCGTGAGAGGCATGACGTCGTGACAAGAGGAACCCAGCGGCACCGCGACGAGCTCGGCACCCTCGTGCTCACCCAGGGGACGCTCAACATCGACTACCCGAACCGGCTCGGCGGGAACTTCCCGAAAGGGGTCATGTCCCGCATGATCATCACCGACTCATCAGGCGCCCAACTCGACGAATGGGACGGCTGGGTCCGGGGCGATGTCATCAACTACACCGTCGAGTTCGACGAGCACCAGTACATCCCGGTCGGCGCACAGTACGCCCTTTTCGTCACCTGGAAAGACGGCCACGAATACCAGTGGGAACACGGCTACGTCACCCGCGAGCAAGTCCAGTGGCCCAACGCGGCCGCACGGCAACCCGAGAATCAACCGCTGACGTTCTCCTACATCCCCGGTACGGCCGTCGGGTCGCGGTGGCTCAAGAAAGGCGGCACCGGTGGGCTCAAGTCCTGGGACAACAGCATCTTCGGCCTGCCGCGCGGGCTGGGCATCGACAACGCATTCTTCTTCAACGCCGCCGCGCTGTGGGACACCCCACTAGCCACCGCATCGGCCAAGATCGTGGTCAACACCCTCAATGGTGGCGCCGGCAAAAGCGGTGTCGCCTTCTGGTCTGACATCAACATGACCTCCTATGTTGCCGTCCAATTCGAAACCGGCATCGTCAACAACAAGATCCACATCGTCCACGGCACCGGCCCGGTCACCATGACCGACCTCGTCACCCCCGTGGGCAACATCGTCGGCAACAGCGACACCTACCCGATCATCTTCGACGAGGCCTCCAAAACCGTTGCGGTGTACAAGGGCACCACCCTCACGCCCCTCATCAGCACACCGATCCCGGACTGGATCCCGATGGGCCAGGGCTACAACCACGGCGGCGTGAACTTCCTCGCCTCCCTGGCCGCTCCCGGCACCGAATTCTCCTACTGGTCCATGAAAGACAACTGATGCCCCAGCCATCCCAGCAGCAGCCTGATTGGGCCACCGAGGAACGACAGATCGCCCTGCTGGCTCGCGCGGTCGCCCACATGCCCCACCCCGGCCGTCACGAGGTCGACGTTCCGATCCCGGCCGGCTCGCGGAACCCGTTCGCCGAACGGCTCTACCGAAAAGGTGTGCGGATCTTCCCTGACCTGGCACAGGTCGAAACCGTGACCGCCGGCGAGGAACAGATGGGCGCCTACGCTGCGGCCGTCACCCTTCCGATCGACGAAGCGCGTCTGTGGAAGCTCCTACGCGCCCAGGACCCCAACCTCTACGACCGGATCCGCAACGCCGAAACCCCCGACCAACGCGCCGCGATCGCCGCCGAGCTCGGCCCCCAGGCCGGCCAGGACATCAACCGGATCATGGCCATGATCGAACAAGTACGAGGCACGCTGTGACCCTGCCCCACGGGGGCGGCGGCGTCACGCCCGGCGACTGGTGGCTACACCAAGGGGCCGTCGCGCCCGTCTCCACAATGCGCACCGCTCGCGGTCAAGACGCTATGAGCGCCTTCTACAAGGACGTGGTCAAAGCATCTCCGGGCTACGGCAACGCCGCCGACCAGCTCTGGGAAGGGCTCCGCCGCGGAATCTCACTCCCACTGGCCATTATCGAGCAACTGTTCCAAAACGCGGCCCACGATGTCACGCAGTTCTTCGAGAACACCGAGGACGCGCTGACAGCCACCCGCGACTTCTTCACCGGTAAGTGGACCGCCGTCGACTCCGCAGCCGCCGCGGCGGCCTATGCGAACGCCCAGCGCGCCGCCGCGGGACGGGCGATCGTCGACCTGTTCGACAGACCTGCCGGGCCTCCAGGAGCGAACTGGGATGTCCACCACTTCGGAGGGGGTGGATCAGCCCGAGTCGACGGTAGCGGCCACTTGGCGTGGTCACCGTTCGGTGGTCTGTACTCCCTGGACTGGATGCGGTGGTTACCCGCCGACACGATCACCGACTACCAGGTCATCTCGACGGTCATGTCACTTCGCCCGGCCGACCCGTTCCTGGGCGCCGAAGCGTTCAGCTACCTTCTGGGTCGGGTGAACCCGGCGATCGACACATTCGTTGCAGGCCAAATCCGCTGTGCAGGAGCAGGTGTGGTGGGATATGTGTCAGGCACACCCACAGTGCTGGCAAGCAACCCAGTCACCGTCGGCAACGGGGACTCGTGGGACTTCTACGTCGGGGACGCCATCACCTCCGACCCCTACAAGTTCGTCCTGGTGCGCAACGGCGTGCCCGTCGTCACCGCCAACGACACGAGCATGGTGACGCAGTACGGCCCCGGATACCGGTCTGTGGGACTCGGCATGCAGGCCGCCGACCGCACCATCTTCACGGGACAGACATCACCCGGGGCCATGGTGGTGTTCTCAGCCGACGATCAATAGTGAAAGGAGTTGAGGGGCAATGGATTTAACGATAGCCGCCACCGTCACGGTGTTGGAAACGCCCGCCGACATGCTCGAGGTCATCGACACACTCGTCAGCGCCAGCAAGGGATGGTTCGGAGGAGTCACCTGTGTGCTCAACTCCGGGACGCCCACACCCGTATGGGAACTACGCGCCTACCGCACAGGCCACACCGACGTCATCGTGAGCATCGGCGCGGTCATCGTCACCGACACCACGTTCGTCTCGGTGTACTCGACCGTCGATGACTACAACACAGCACATCCCGACAACCCGATCGCAGAGAGCTGAGCTCAGGCACATGGGACAGCAATACATCGCCGTCACCACCATGGGGCCGACGGAGATCGAGCACCATACCGTCAACTGGGCAGACGAAACAGACCTCACCGACGACAAGATCGTCGACACCGAGTTCGACTTCACCAGCGCCCAGCTCAAAATCCAGTGGCACACCTTCACCGACACCGACACCACGCTGTGCATCAACGCCAACGGTGTCGCCCCGGGGAAGTACTACGCCGGCCACACCGTCTACCTCGCCGCCCGCGACGGCTCACCGGAAGTCATCAACCGCAAGCTGCGGCGCACCGTCCTCGTCCACGTCGTACAACGATAGGAGACAGCCACATGTCCGGTTTCACAACGTATTTCACCAACAAGATCATGGGGCACGTCTTCTGTGGGCAGTCGTGGACACCGCCGTCCACCTACTACTGGGCGCTGCACATCGGTGAACCAACCGATCTGGGCACCGCGAATCCGTCGGTGATCACCGCCCGGGTGCCCTCAACCCTGTCTGTGCCCGACGCGGCTGGCATGGTGATGATCACCGCTGACCTCTCGTGGTTGGAGACCGCTCCCGAACCGATCAGCCACCTCTCAGGGTGGGACGCGGCCACGGGTGGGCACTGCTGCTTCATCAAGCAGCTGGAGAAGAGCCGGAACTTCTACGACGGCGACACCATCGTCGTGCCCAAGTTCGGCATCCAACTGGCCGCCGGCGTGGACATCACCGAGCTCGGATCCGCGGCCTGATGGCGGTCTTCTCCGGCGCGGTCGGTGGCGGCGACCTCGCCGACCAGAACGTGTTCAGCATCTCCCTGGACAACCTGGTCGAATGGAATCAGCCAGTCGAAGGCTCCGACGTCGCGGTGCTCGCCGCCCTGTCCTACGCGGTCGACTCGGCCACCCTGAGCCAGCTGACCCGCTCCGCGCGCTGCAACGGCACCCTCATGGCCTCGCTCGGTGTGATCGCGTGGAACGGGCTCTCAGGTGGGGGATGGACCGAGGTGTTCGGCATCACCGGCGTCACACCGGGCCGCACCCCGCCGAGAATGACCGCGGCAGTCGAAGGCGCCACCGACGTGTTCGGCATCAACCTCCCCCGAGTCATCCGGGGATCGTCGCTGGCCTTCACCGGAGTCGACAGCTTCGGCACCGTCACCACCGTTAGCGGCACCGGAACCGCGCTGTCGGTGGCCGGCAGCGCGACACCAGCGTCGATGATCGCGGCGTTCTTCGGCACTCGCTCCGGGCTGTCCAACGCCAACAAAACCCAGCGCTACCTCAACAACACCTCGACCTCGCTGCTCATCTCCGAAGCCCGCGGCACCGGCGCATCGTTCAATCTGACCGCCAGCCGCGCCGTCGCCGGCCCCTGGTCAGCGATCTCCGTCGTCCTCAACCCCGCCGACCAGGTCGCTTCCGTGCAGCCCCTCGTCGTCGCCCCGGCACTGACCGCGGCCATGATGCGCCTGCCGCGCCCCACCCCAAAACGCCGAGTCACCTTCGACGTCGAGCCCGAAGACTAGGGAGGCCCTCACAAATGCCCGCCACTCACCGGATGCACGCCGACGTCGAAACTTTCACCCAGCTCGGCTTCGTCGCCAAGACCGGTCTGGAGATCCACTTCGACCTGACCATCAAGCCCGGCGACTTCATGGCCGTCTCCGACGATGTGCGGCCCACCCTGCTCGATTTCGAGCGGATCACCGGCTACATCCGTTCCGACGGCCGAATGTACGACACCCGAGCCAAACGCGCCGCCCCATACGACCTCCAGGACCCGGGACAGCTCGGCGTCGAACTGCTCTCCGACGACCCCGATCTACACCTGGCCACTGAACTGACCTACCTCGTCACACCCGAGATGCCCGGCGAGAGGCAGACTTTCGCACCGTACTACATCAGCGGTCTGCCCAGCGACGACACCACCAGCTACCTCGCCGACTTCGCTCCCGGGCCAAACCAATCCGTCGTCGGTGACCGCCGCGGGTTGCCTGGATGGTCATTCGCCGGATTCGACCAGGACGAGGAGAACAGTAGGGTTGCGCAGCCTCTGAGGGAAAGCCTCGATGGGCCAGTCCCCGCCGGCGATCCGATCACGCTGCCGGACGGTCCGCCCGGCCCCGCGTTCGCCGGGTTCTCGCAGGACCCGGGTGACATCGCAGCAGCTCAACCGCTGGTCGACTCGCCTGCGGGCCCGGTACCCGCGGGTGAGCCGATACAGCTTCCCCCGGGCTATTCGATCGTCGATGTCACTCCGGCGTTGGGCGGTACCGCGTTCCAAGTGTGGGCCGATTCCCCGGATGGCCCGGTGCCGATCGGCGACCCTGTCTCCGCGTCGGTCGTGTGGGGGATCCTGGGCCCCGACACCACCGTCCGGCCGAACGTCGACGAATCCCTGATCTTCCTCAAGGACAGCCCGCCCGAGATCGCGCACGACTTCGATGTGTGGTTCGACTACTCGGGAACCCCGCCGACCATCACCACCGAGATCCTGAACAGCCTGAACAAGGACGCGGTGTTCAGCCAGATGCTCCAGGCGTCGGGCACGGGTCCGTTCGAGTGGACCCTGGACCCAGACTCCGATCCTCTGCCCGATGGGTTGGTGCTGTCGACTGAGGGCAACCTGCACGGAAAACCCACGACGTGGGAGTCCTACAGATTCACAGTTGCTGCTGCAAGCCTGCACGGGCGAGCCACGAAAACCTTTGAGGGAGTGGTGGAGTCGGCTATTGGGCCGACCATCACCACCACCAGCCTCGGCACGATTGCTGCGGGGACACCCTATTCGTTGACATTGACGGCGTCGGGGTCTACTCCGTTCACGTGGGAAGTGCACGCCGGTGCTCTACCGCATGGGCTTGATCTCGTCGGGGACGAGATCTCGGGAGACGCCGACACGGTTGGGCCGGGCAGCGTCACGATTCGTTGCACGAACGGGGTCGGCTACGTCGATAAGGTCATCGCCTGGACCGTGACCGGTGTGGCCCCCACTATCGCCACATCGGAGTTGGGCGGGTTTTGGCGGGGATTCGACTTCTCGCAAACATTGGCGGCGACCGGTACCGGCCCGATCGCGTGGTCGACGACGTCGGGCGCGTGGCCCACCGGCGTGAGCATGAATCCCTCGGGTGTTGTCAGCGGCAATCCGACAACTGTCGGGCCGGGAAACGTCACGATCAAGGCATCGAACGGGTACAGCCCAGATGCCACTGTGACGCTGACGTGGACTGTTGCCGAGTCGACCCCGAACATCGTCGAAACGGGCTTGCTCCCCATGACGGTGGGGGTGCCGTTCGAGCAGACGCTCACCTTGGCCACCGGCGGCCCCACCATCACCTGGTCGAAACCTTCCGGATCGCTTCCGGGGGGCATCATCCAGTCCGGCCCCACACTGTCTGGCATCCCGACGGCTGCTGGTCCCTACGGGCCGTTCACCGTCCGCGCCGACAATACCCACGAGCACGACGATCAACCGTTTACGGGGAGCGTGATCCCACTGGGTGTGCAGTACGACAATAACTGGGGAACTCTCGCTACCGGATCGACTGCCTCGTACACAGGCAGCTACACCGCCGCGGCGGCCGCCGACGTGTTCCTCATCGTCAACACGGCCTACATCACCGCTCACTCGCTGACCGCCCTCACCTACAACGGTGCAACCCCGACGGACACCTTCCATGTCCCGCACGGCGGCGGAACACTAGGCCACACATACGTTTATCGCTACGCCGGAGCTGGAACCGGAACGGCGAAGACAGTGTCGGCCACCTTCAGCGTGGGCTGCACGTGGACCATCGACGCCGGCTCCTACACGTCGGTCAGCTCACTGGGCACTGCCATCACGACGAGTGGAACCAGCGCAACGCCTTCTACCGGCGCGGTTACCTGCCCCACGAACGGCATGGTTCTCGCCGTCCTCGGCGGCGGGTCGAACGCCTATTCCGGCTACACCTCCAGCAGCGGCGGGGCATTGCGGGCTTCTGGCAATGCAAGTGGCCCGTTCGCCCCCGTGGTCGTCAGAGACGCCGCCGCCAGCACCACATTCGATGCGGTGTTCAGCGGCTCAGTGCCGTGGTCCTGCATCGCGATTCCGATGCGGCCGTGACCACCTTCGCGTTCGTCGACAAAGTCGCTGCGCGTCAGCCAGCGATACTGCTGGCCACAGGCGACTCGACCGTCAATGGCGCCTCCGACACCGCCATGAGCGGATGGGTCGGACGAACCGGCGTGCGGTTTGGCCAATGGGCCGACATGCCGGTCATGCGGCAGCAGTGGGGTGTAACCGGCACCTACACTGCTCCCGACAGCCTGCACACGGGAACCGGGACGAATCAGATTCTGGTTCGCGATGCCGGGATGCCGGGCTGGACGACACAGAACGTCAACGTCTGGCTGTCGTCGATGCTCAGCGGGCCCACCCCGGACCTGATCATCCACGGCACCGGCTTCAACGACATCAACGCCGGCTACACACCAAGCCAGTACGTCACCTACATCCACAGCTATATCAGCGCGGTCAAAGCGCGCTGCCCCGGTGTTCCGATCATCATCACCACCGAGAACGTCGCCAACTCCAGCAGCTACGATGCGGCATTCAACGCTCTCGCAACAGATTTGACCGGTCACAACCTCCCGCTGACACCGGCGCTGCAGGCCACCAACATTACCGATGTCTACCTGATGGACACCCGCCAAGCCTTCGGGAACATCTGGCAATCGGCGCTGATGACCGACACCCTGCACCCCAACGCTGCTGGCTACCAGGCCGAGGCCGACTGGATCTTCACCATCCTCACCGCCGGGATCGAGCCACCCGCCGGCGACCCGCCCACCATCACCACCCTCACCATCCCCCCATTCGAGGTCGGCACCCCGTACACCCAAACGCTGGAAGCAACGGGCGCGGAACCGATCGAATGGGCGATCACCGAGGGTGAGCCACCCGACGGCATCACCTTCAGTGAGGCGGGCGAATTATCCGGAACGCCAATACGATTCCAAGACTTCGCTTTCAAGGTCCGTGCCTCGAACGATGCCGGACAGGACTATCACGACTTCGCCGGCACCGTCCGCCGCCCGGTCCTACCCTTCATCCCCACCGACATCCTCAAGCCCAACCTCGGTTGGCACGGGATGTGGTATCGGATCGTGCCGCGAATCCAGATCGACGGCCAATGGCGAAACATCGTGCCGAGACACTGAACATGCCTCAGCGCAACGGGCTCAGGGCGTGGCTGCAACGCCTCGACAACTTCGGCATGTGCGACCCCGACAACAACGAAGGCCATCCCGAAGACATCTGCACCATCTGCGAACACCCGATCGCCGACCACCCCGGCCGCGAACGGTTCGGCATCGGCGACGGCTCCGCACGGTGGCCACACCGCCGCCGCGCGCTGCTCCAGATCGCATTTCAGCCGTAAACCGCGCGTGCCCAATGGGGCTGGTCTGACCTGCGCGGATTCATCTACTCGCAAAGCTACTCGAAAGGTCTGTCGGATGACTCCTGCTCTCAAACTGGGCAAGACACCAGCGCTGGTGACCGCAGCATGACCGCCCTCATCTACCGGGCGAACGTCGAGCACGCCAAGGCCGAGGTCCAGGCCCGCCTCGGTGACCCCTACGTCTACGGGGGCATGTTCGGCCAGAACCCGAAGCTGGGCACCGACTGCTCGGGAGTGTGGGACGACACGCTGGGCTGGGTGACCGGCACGTTCAAGTGGGGTCGCGAGACCACCACCGAGTCGTACCGCCCGGACACCATGGGCGGCCCGATCCCTCTGCACGGTACCGGCCCGTTCGGCACCATCATCGTCGGCAGCCCGCTCGACATCCCCGCCGACGCCGTCGTGAAGCTCGCGTTCCACCACGGCCCGGGCGGCGGCGCGAACTCGCACATGTGGGGCGAACTCGACGGCATGCGGATCGAGTCCGCCGGCAGCAAGGGCCTCGTCACCGCGCCGGCCGCCTGGCCGATCGACCATCCCTACGCCAACGCCTGGGCCTACCTGCCCGGCCCGATCGTCGAAGACGGCACCACGCCCACCGTCATCGAACCACCCGACACCCTGTACGCCGACGTGTCCGAATGGCAGACCACGGTCGACGACTCCTACCCCTATCGGGTGATCTGTATCCGCTCCAACGACGGCGCGCACCGCGACGAAAAATGGGCTGCAAACTATGCCTGGGCCAAAAAGGCCTGCGACGACGGACGTTTGGCGTTCTTCATCGTGTACTTCGTCTACCGACCCGGCGTCGACAGCGTCGCCGTCCATAAGGCCATGGTCGGCCAACCGCACCCGAAGATGGCAGTGATGGTCGACGTCGAGTCCTGGGAAGGCCAGATCCGCGGCGACCAGTCCGCCGGCATCAACGCCACCATCGACGCACTGGCCGCGTGGTTGGGCGATCGCCGCCGCATCATCGGCTACGGCAACGTCTCCGACCTGAACACGCTGTGGCCACGCAAACCCGCCGGTATGCGCCTGGTCGTCGCCGCCTACGGCTCGAACCCGCCCTACCCGGGCAAGATCGCCCACCAATACACCGACGGCCAGGGCCACGGCGGCGGCCTGCCCGAGGGCGCACCACCGTTCGGCAACTGCGACATGAACAGCGCAGACGGCTACACCGCAACACAATTCGCCGCTGCACTCGGCATCCAAACAACCCCGATAGGAGACGACGATTTCATGTCCGCACTCACCGCCGACGAGCAGCGCGAGGCCCTCGCGCTACTGCGAGTCCTCGCGAAGAACCCCTACCCGTCCCGGTCGCCGCTGCGCCACCTCGGGGAGGGCAACATCGACACCATCGCCGGGATCGGTTTGAACGAGGACGGCAACGTGCACGTCGTCGTGTCGATCCTGCTGGGCCTCGTCGGTGATCCGAAGACACTCGCGCTGCTCGCCGAGGTCGCCGACGCTGACCTCACCAAGAATCCGGATCGAAGCGACGACAAAGCGCTGGCGACCCGGATCCTGCTGTACATCGCCGCCGCCAATCCGACTGTCCTGCAAGCCCAGAAAGGGGCATGAGTCATGTCTGTCACGATCACCAAGGTCCGCGAGAACGCCAAGGCACTCGCATCGCTCACCGGCTCACTGGCCACCTTCCTGGCCACGGTCAACGCACCCCGCAATACGTACTGTGGATCGGCGGCTTGGGCGCCATCCTGACTGGTCTGACGACCTGGGGCGTGCCCAACCTTCCCAAGGGCGGGACAACGCCGGTCGACGAGTCGGTGCTAGGCCAGGTCCAGGCAGTCATCCAGAACCGCGACAGCCTCCAGTCCGCCGCCGCGGAGGCAAACTCCGCTCTCGAGAAGATCGCTGCCGGTGTCACCCAAGCCGTCGGCGCAACGCCGATCGTTGGACCGCCGGCCGCTGCCGCCATTGAACTCGTCGAACAGTTCCTGAAGTCCGCCAGGCGGTGAACTTCGACCACTGGGGCAACCCAGACTCCTGGATGGATGTGTTCGACCATCTGCTGCTCGTCGTGGGAGTTTGGGGTGGTCTTGCGATCACCGTCGGCCTGCCCGTCGTCCTAGGAACGACGTTGTCGGCTCGTCGCCAGCTCAAGGCTGCCAACGAGAAACTGGACGCTGTCCACGAGTCGACCGTCAACGACCACGACAAGGCATTGCGCATCGACCTCGACGAGCGCTTCGACCGGCTCGACGAGAACCTCGACAGGGTGCACACCGACATCCGGGAGGAAAGGGACGAGCGACGCGAGCGGATGCGTGAACTCCGCGGCGACGTCGACGCCCGACTCTCCGCGATATGGCGTCGCCTCGGCGAGAAGTGAATAGCGCGCAGTCGAGTCGCGTCGTAACCTGACATCCTTTCCGGGATCGCCCCCCTCGAAGCCTGCGGGCGAGGGGGCGTTTTCCCGTCATTAGGGGGCGTACTGGGTATCGAGCATTTCACGCCCGCCAACTGGAAACCTTGGGCATCCGCGTCGGCGAGTGTCCTGTTGGCGGTTCCCTGGATCGCGCTGGTTTCGTCAGGGCCTCGGGCCGCCATGAACGCCCCGGTCTGATGGTTGACGGCGACTGCGCCGCAGCCGTACTGGGTAACGGTCGCGACGTAACAGGGATTGCCGCGAGCTCCGTGGCTGCACAGATCCATGGCAATTCGTACTGCCTCATCCTGCGTGCCCGCGAGGCCGTACCACGGTGGTTCAGTCGAGAGTGGTGCGATCGCAAGAGCGACCCAGTCCTCGCCGCCGTAAGGATCCTCCGGGCTCGCGTGCGCTGGCGCCAATGCGGTGATCGCGATGGCCGCAACTGAGGCGACCGTGAACGACGATGCGCTCAGCAGCAGGTGCATGACCGCATAGCGTAGAGCTGCAGTCGTGCCTCTGTCCGGTAGACGACCTATCTGATGTTAAGCGGCGTTGCCTGCCGCGGCGCCTTCGTCCTCATCGTGGAATACCTGCGCCCTCATGTGCTCGGTGACGCGCGCTAGCGGCTCCATTCGGAACGGGTCAAGTAGCTGGATATCCGTCGCGCGGCGCGTTTCTGATACCCGCGTGTAGATCTCGGTGGTGGCCAAGTTTTGGTGGCGCAAGAGTGTCTGAACGACGCGAACGTCGACACCCGCCTCAAGCAGGTTTGTCGCAAACCAGTGCCGCAGCGAGTGGCACGAGCCCGGCACACCGGCGCGGACCATCGCGTCCTTGACGGTGCCGCAAACCGATTCGCGGCGTTGGTGGCCACGTTCCGTGCCCGGAAACCAGTAGCCCTTGCGGGGCATCTGGTATGCCAACTCGAGGGCGCGGTGGTGCAGCGGGAGGGTGGCGGTGTATCCGCCCTTTCCGGTGACGGTGAGGGTCTGTTCGACCAGGTCGAAGTCCTCGCCCCTGATCTTGGCGATCTCGTGGGCCCGGAGGCCGGCGAACAACGCGAGGGTGATCATCGCCCAGGTCCGTCGCCGGAACCTTTGAGCCAGCAGCCGCCGGATCTGCGCGTTCGACGGGGGATGGGGGAGTCCCTTGACCCGCTTCGGCCGATCGAGATTGATCATCGGGTTGTCGAGTCGCCTGCCCTGCTTCTGCAGCCAGAGGAACCACGCGGACAGCGACGTGTGATAGGTCCACCGGGTGTTGACGGACCACTCGCCGGCCTCAGCGAGCCAGCTGGCGATGTCGGCGGTGGTGGCCGTCTCGGGTTGGACGTGGCACCAGTCGGCCATGCGGATGACGGTCGCGACGCGCTCTTCGACTGTCCGTTTGGACAGTGATTGGGCGAACTGCCGCGTGCGCCATTCCGCGACCAC